TCACCACGCGGCGTTGGAGGTGGTTAATCATCAGAAATATGTCGATTCATGGTGATCGAGCCGGCCTGATGCGAGGTTTACAGGATTTGTGTAGGTTTGTACAACTTTTGATGCAACTGCTGAAGCCCAAATAAAAAACCCGCGGTACACCAGAACAGGGAATATGATATCCCATTCGTACCAAGTCCGCGGATCCAATGCCGTGGCCGATATCCGCGTCAACGATTCGAACAACGTCACCGTGTCCGCAACCATCGAGGCCCAGGGATTTATAGGCGATGGCTCGGGTCTGTGGAACGTCGGCGGCTCGGGATCCAGTGCGAATTTGAACGCGAGCAACGTGACCACGGGAACGTTATCGCAGTCCGTGATGCCGCTCAATCTCGGGAACGCCTCGACTATGGTGACCGCGGCCAACGTCTCGATCACCGGCGACCTGCTCCTCAGCCAGGCCACGCAGTTCTTGCGGTCCGATACGCGGTTCTACGTCAGCCAGACCCGCGGCAACGACCTGAATCACGGGACCTCGCCCAATTTCCCATTCAAGACCATCAAGAAAGCCGTGCAATCCGCCAACCTGCACACGATATTCGTGGAATCCGGCAATTACACCGAGGATAACCCGCTGGTCATGTCGGCCGGCACGGCGATTATCGGCGATAACCTTCGTCGCGTGATCATCGAGCCCTTGAACAAAAAGGCCGATATCCTGCACGTGAGCAACGGATGTTACGTCGCCGGCGTGCGGTTTATCAAACTCCAATCACCCGGATTCGGCGTCTCGTTCCCGCGAGTTGTCGCCGAGGCTTTTGTCAATTCGGGCAGCGTCCAGAACTCCGTCGTCGTCTGGTACTCGCCGTCGGGGTACCTGTCGCCTCCGTCCGTCCGCATCGATCCCCCGGAATCCGGAGCGGGCACCGCAGCGACCGCGACGGCGATAATGACGGCCGGGCAAGTCACGGGAATCACGGTGACGTCCGGGGGATCAGGGTACGATCCGAGCGAACGACCTCAAATCAGTATCGCGTCGCCCAGTCCTCCGTTCATCACGGCCAGTCCATACATTCAGAACTGCTCGATGGTCACGGGCCCGTTTACGAATTCTGGGAATTACGTCGCCGTCGGGGACAGGACGTTGCCGTACGATTTCTCCGATATCGATCCGCACGGGGCCGGTGGCGGGATGATGGTCGATGGCAACGTGCTCGATCCATTGTCGCCGTTACAGAGCATGGTCGCTGACGCGTACACCCAGGTCTCCCAGGGGGGCATCGGGTTCCTGATCACGAATAACGGGTACGCACAGCTGGTCAGTTGTTTCACTACGTTTTCATCGGTCGGCGTCAAATCGGCCTGGGGCGGGTTCGTCAATCTGTCGAATTCCGTCAGTGATTTCGGGGATAAGGCGCTGATGGCCGTCGGGTACTGGACGGTGCCGTATACTTCTGGCGTGTCGGCGTCGGCGTACACCAGTACCGTGTCGTCGATCGCGTTGTCCGATGCGGGGTGCGGGTACGACTCGCCGCCGGCCGTCACGATCAGCGGCGGCGGGGGCTCGAGCGCGGCGGCACAGGCCTCGATAGATACGACGATCGCCCTGATTCAGGTCACGAATGGGGGGTCCGGGTACGTGACAGCGCCCACCGTCGTCATTACCGGGACCCAGAGCACCCCGGCAATCGCCACGGCCTCTGTCTCCGGCGGAATCGTCACGAGCGTCACGGTGATCGACGGCGGCAATGGGTACCTGAACTCGGACGTCGTCGTTTCGTTCAGCGGCGGCGGGGGGACCAGCGCGACGGCCGTAGCCCGCGTCGGCAAAGTGACCAAGGTGACCGTGACCAACGCCGGCAGCGGGTACACCAGTCTCCCGAGCATCTCGATTGCCGCGCCGACTGTACGAACGGGATCCAGGACCGCCACGGGATCCGCGAGTCTCGCGGGTACCGGAACGATCGCGCTGACCGGCGTTCCCCTCGATTTTCGCGGACTGAACAGGAGACCGGATGTGGGATCGGCGGTCAAGGTCGCGGGGTCGTGGTATACAGTGACAAATGTCGTCAAGAACGCCACGGACGCATTCACGGTTTCCGTGTACCCGAGCGTCCCGTACGTGGCCGCCGGATCCACTGTCAATTTGTACCACATCTCCAGCATATCGACCGGCAGTCACACGATGGAGTATGTCGGGTCGGGCGTGACATACAACGCTCTTCCGGAGTACGGCGGCGTCCCGGGCGGTATCGGCAGCCAAGTCACGGCCGTGGCCCCCGCGCGGATTTATTACGCGACAGTCGACAATGTCGGGAACTCGAAAATCGGGCCGTTTTTCGGGGTCGAGCAGAGCACGGGATCCGTCACGCTCGACGCCAATATCGCCGGGTTGACCCTTGCCGGTCTGAACGCCATCGGGCCCTTTAGGCGCAACGGCGTAGCGGTCGGGCAGCAACTCCAGGAAGTCAGCAACGACGTGAGCCTGACGTCCGCGGACCAGACGACCACCGTGCCCACACAGTACGCCGTCACGCGATATATCGCCACGCGAGCTGTCCCGGCGGGCGGCAACACGTTCCAGGTCCTCTCGAAGTATTCCGCGACGGACGGGGCCTTCCAATGGGCGAATATCGCGGGAGACGGGTCGGCATTATCCGGTCTCAATGTATCGAACGCCGCGACCGGTGTATTGGCCGTCGCGCGCGGTGGAAGCGGGGTCACGACGGCAACCGGAACGGGGAGCGTCGTTCTGTCCGGGACCCCGACGTTCACCGGCAACCTGATGGGCGCCAACGGTATCTCGCTCGGACTCTCGACGGGAGGGTTTATCAGTTTGTTCCAGGGAATGAACATGAACACGGCCGCCGACCCCAATTACCCGTACTATGGCATCGGCGCAAACGCGTCAACGATGATCACGAGTCTCGGCGGGTACGGTGGGATCCGGATGTTCACACAGACCGCGTCGCCGGCACTGGTCGTCAGCGCGGGCGGATGGGTGGGCATCGGCACCAGTTCGCCATCGAGCACTCTGAGCGTCACCGGCAACATCTCCGCGACCGGCAACGTCTCGGGCACCTACATTATCGGCGACGGCAGCGGTCTGACGAATTTACCGACGACCGGAGGGGCGGGGACGGGGTTCGTGGGCATGATAGGATACTTTCCCGTATCGACGGCTCCTTCGGGGTGGCTCGCGTGCAGCGGACAACTCGTGAGTCGGGCGACGTACTCTGGGCTGTTCGCATTGCTCGGGACGTCGTATGGCGTGGGCGACGGCAGCACGACCTTCGGACTCCCGGATCTCCGCGGCGAGTTCATCCGGGGATGGGACAATGCCCGCGGGATCGATTCGGGGCGTGCGGTGAACACGACACAGACGGATGCGTACCCGAGTCACAGTCATGCGTATACCGATGCGACCGCCGGCGGCGTGGTCAATTGCCTGGCGGGGTCCGGGTACAACGTATGGCGCGCGAGTTCGTCCTCTCCTTCGTCGGGAACTTCGGGCAGCGGCACCGAGACCCGGCCGCGCAACATAGCTCTCCTCGCGTGCATCCGGTCCTCGTGATTCCGTGAACTCGATTCGCGGTATCGTTCTACATGGTCACTTGGTACGTGGTACTCGGTCACTTTACTCGGTCACTTGGTCCTCGAACCGGGCAATGGGATGACCCGTTTCGCCTTCATGTACGCTACGGCCCATTTGGAGTCCCTGCCCGTTCCAGGGAAATCCGCCGCGAACTCGACGATATCGGGCCGGTGGATGATGTCGTACTCCGAGACCCGTTTGGCGATCTTCTTGCGCGTGACGGGTTTTAACTCTTCGAGGACGTTCGATACGTTTTCGTGTGATTTCCGGGAAATATCCTCGCGGGACGCCAGGGGCACAAACATGACGTTGAAGACGTGCACGTCCTCGGGGTACATCGCTTCCAGGAAGGCCTCGGTCACTTTCGACGATACTTTCCTGCGCCCGAGCATCGCGTATAACAGCCCGTATGGGAAAGGGAACTCGCCATTGTCCTTGATTCGCAGGTTACCTGTTTTCGGGTCCCTGCGTTGCGTGCTGACGAGACTGGCGACGTGCTCGGCGGCCTTGGAGTCCTGGTACTGGTCGTACAGTGCTTTCAGCAACACGGCAGGAAGGACGTAAGGGCCCAGTTTGCCAGCGACGCGGGTCCCGAGCGATCCCAGGAAAGTCTTCCCGGTTTTCACGTTCACCTTCCCGACCATATTCCCGATTCGGCCGAGCGCGTTGACGTTGCCCATCCGCAATCGCTGAGTCTCGACCAGGACTTGGCCGCCCTTGCCCAGAACGCCGAGCGCCCCGGACCCCACAGCCGCCGCCGATCCCGTCGCGACGCCCATGCCCTTGGCCAATTTCGTCCACCCCGGAGTCCACTTCGAGGGATGCGGCGGTGGGGGCGGCGGCGCCGTTTGTTCCGGTAGTTTACTTCTGAGTATCCGTGTCATACCTTCCGTGGGATATTATTACGCGCGGCTCCTGAGATGCTCACGGCCGCCAAGACCGCGGGAGTTCGCATCGATCTCGTCAACCTTATGACCATGTACTTTTCGACCAAGAAAGTCGTCATGGCCACGGCGTGTCTGGGAGCCGCCGCGGCCTCGCAATCGTTCGTCGTGGGTCTCGGCGCGAAACTCGGCGTGACCCCGCAGATCGGCAAGAACCCCGATAAACCGTACACCGTGGAGAACTTCACCTTGAGCGACGCCACAATTTTGACCGCCCGGCTGAAGGCCCTGGGGTACGTGACGAGGCTGGCGTTCTGGGAACTCTCGGCGGATACTGCTAAATATGGCGGTCAGTACTCGAAAATCATGCGCGCGTTCACATGAACTCGGTGACTCGGTGACTCGGTGACTCGGTGACTCGTCTGAATTTTAAATGGAAGAAAGGAGGAATATCAGGAATATCCGGAATGAGTGCTCGAATAGACGACTAGTCGCGCCGGTTGAAACAGGCTTAGCTACCACACTGACTGGTGACTAGTCGTTTTTTTTTATTTTATTTTGAGAAAGTTTGTATACGATTTCAGCTCAGCTCCCATGTACTATAATAGATACCGGAAAAAAAAATAAAAAAAAACGACTAGTCACCAGTCAGTGTGGTAGCTAAGCCTGTTTCGACCGGCGCGACTAGTCGTCTATTCGAGGCCCTGAATGGATATTCCGGGTTTCTTTTTCGTAAGTATTCAGACTGGAAGAAAGGAGGAATATCGGATTGAGGCCACGATCAGACCTCACATTCCTCCAGGAAGAAAGGAGGAATACGTGTTTGAGGGCCCAATCCGGTGACTAGTCACTTCCCTGGAAACAGGCTTAGCTACCACACTGACTGGTGACTAGTCGTTTTTTTTTATTTTATTTTGAGAAAGTTTGTATACGATTTCAGCTCAGCTCCCATGTACTATAATAGATACCGGAAAAAAAAATAAAAAAAAACGACTAGTCACCAGTCAGTGTGGTAGCTAAGCCTGTTTCGACCGGCGCGACTAGTCGTCTATTCGAGGCCCTGAATGGATATTCCGGGTTTCTTTTTCGTAAGTATTCAGACTGGAAGAAAGGAGGAATATCGGATTGAGGCCACGATCAGACCTCACATTCCTCCAGGAAGAAAGGAGGAATACGTGTTTGAGGGCCCAATCCGGTGACTAGTCACTTCCCTGGAAACAGGCTTAGCTACCACACTGACTGGTGACTAGTCGTTTTTTTTTATTTTATTTTGAGAAAGTTTGTATACGATTTCAGCTCAGCTCCCATGTACTATAATAGATACCCGATTTGGAAATAAAAAAAAACGACTAGTCACCAGTCAGTGTGGTAGCTAAGCCTGTTTCGACCGGCGCGACTAGTCGTCTATTCGAGGCCCTGAATGGTTATTCCTGGTTTCTTTTTCGCGAGTATTCAAACTGGAAGAAAGGAGGAATACCCGAGCCGACCGAGCCGGAATTCCCGCGAATTTATTATCGACGATATCGCAGGATGCTGACCGTTCGCCAGCTCACGACGCCGCGATTGGAACGGTCGCGCCAGAATCACGAGACGTACAAGCTGATATACGAAACGTTCGCCGAGCAGATCAGGAAACGCAACGAGATCGGCGCGACGGCCACCAGGTTCCAGATACCTGCGTTCGTGCCCGGCCGGGGTATTTATGATCACGCGCACGCCGTCAGGTACGTCGCCGAGAAACTGAATCGGGGTGGATTTGAGGTGGCGGTTCTCGACGAATCGGGGCTCATCGAAGCCGAGTGGGCCACCGGTACGATGAAGCATGCACGGAACGAACTTACTCGACCGGTTGCAAAGAAGAAAGTCAAGTCGGAATCGCTGGCTACGAAATTGGCTCGACTGCGGAAATCAGCCAGGTGAATCTGTTGTGATCGCCGTCACGATTACGCTACGATGTGAGTGTCGGTATGTTAAGGGACCCTGTCACCTCATAATGACAAGAAATGGACGTGGACCCTGACCCGCTCGACGCCCGGTTACGCGTGGTGAAATTCAATTGTTTCGGTAAATCGTACGATTTCGCTGGCGGCAAATACGAAGTCGATCGATCACTTCGAGTGTTCAAGAACAACAAACGGGTCCCTGTATCCAAGGGGATGGTCAATATGTACCACGCCGGCACCCAGAAAAGGGTATCACCATTACGTTTATACTTATCGACCGCAACGCCGAAAGAACCGCATATCGAGATCGCCAGCGGGATCCGGGTGATCAATTACAATTTACCCAAAACCGACGCTTTTCGGTACGCGTACGAGACTCTCGCGGATCGAACTGCACTCAAACGCGAGCTCCGGCGCGAACTCGAGAAACTGGACGGCACCGAGGTCGTCGTCGCAATGTACAAGAAAACGAAATATTCGCGGTACGAGGTGGTCGTTAAAACGGGAATTGTCCGCGACAAAAAGTCCAAGAAACCGATGAGCGTCACGAACGGCCAAATCAATTTGACCGGCGACGACGGCATACGTACGACAGTCTCCGTGCACGTCATGTACATGTGGTCAGTTCACGTGAAGAAACGCCTGTCGGGTCAAACGCACGTAGACCATATCGACGGAAATCACGAGAACAATTCGCCCGATAATCTCCGCTGGGCATCGCCATCCGAGAACATGAATTACAAATTCACGCCGCCGAAACCTCAGCCGAAATTCCCCAAATATCGCGGGAAGTTAAACTTGTTGAACCGGTTCGAGGATACTGATCTTTATTTCGGGGACGTCGACGGAAAGTTCGCGGTGGTCGGTCCGTATCTGAAAACCCGGCGCATCGGCGATTTCCGTCTGGATGAGCAAGGGTACCCCATGATGAGTATTCGAGAAAAAAATGCCTCTGTCCACCGGGCCGTCGCGTACGTTTACGGTAAAATATCGAAATCCGAGTACTACGACGCGGCCGGGACCGGTATTGTCGTCATGCATCTGAACAACGAGAAACATGAGTTCACGCCCGATAATCTCGCGCGCGGGACCTCGCCAGAGAACAATATGGCGCGGCACGACAACCCCGAGACGACATCGAGAAAACGCGTGCGGCAACTCGACAGCAATCGGATTTCTGTGGCGGAGTTCGAGAGTCAAAAGGCCGCTTACGAATCTGTCGATGGCAATAAGTCAAGTATGAGCAAGGCGATCAGCGGGAATAAAGTATACGAGGGATCTTTTTGGGAACACGTTTGATCCAAACGAGTGTCCGAAAATACTTTGTCACTTTTAAAAAATCACGATCGTGAAAGAAAGAAATGCCCAGTCAAAAGAAAGTCGAGGAATCACTGGCCGGGAAGATCAAGGCAGCGGAAATCGGCCATGGTAATACATATCAATTAATATGGACTCAGTCGTCTTGCATTCGCGTTTCAACGCTTCGGACATCGTCTTCCAGCCTATCACGAAGACAGCGAAGGGATCGAAGATCGTCTACCTGAATTTCGCGAATGGCAAAAAGGTACAGGTGCAGTCGCCAGTCATGTCCGCGCCATTCGGGATTTCAAGTTTCACGGACGCGGCGACGGGTGTCAGTTCGTTCAGTCTCGACGCGAGTTTCCGTGGGGCTGATTCTGATCCCAAGATCGCCGGCTTCCTCAAGAAGATGAAGGAGCTCGACGAGGTCGTCATTGACGCCGCAGTCAAGAACTCCGCTGACTGGTTTGGAAAGAAAATGTCAAAGGACGTCGTGGCCAACCTGACCCGCTCCGTCGTCAAAGAACCCTCTGACCCCAAATACGCTCCAACGATCCGTTTTAAGATCGGCAACGGGTTCGGGCCGGATTCGACTTTTTACGACGAGTCTCACAACGAGGTCGATAAGGATTACGTCACCAAAGGCTCGACCTTCCGCGCGATCATCGAACTGGGGTCAGTTTGGCAAGTCAACCGGTCTTTCGGCGTGACCTGGCGTCTCGTGCAATGCGCCGTAGTCTCCCGTCCCGACCAGGGCGTGCAAGGCTTTTCGATGCTCGAGGACGACGACGAGTGATTGTTTAAGAAGTGTAAAGAATTAAATCATGGATACTATATGAACTCAAACAACGAGTGGGCGGAACTTGGGCGTTTGCAGGGTATTATCGCATCGCGCCGCCGGAAAACACACCCGGATCTGTACACCGAAATGTACCCGAACGAAGCTCCCCGCCGCGATCCCCGGTGGCTGGGAACACCGTTGAGCGGTATCGTTCCACGCGGATCCCCGGTCACGGTAACCTTCAATCCAAACAGGATCCCGTCGACCAGGAATATATCCCCGCGAACGCCGCCTCCCAGGAATATATCCCCGCGCCGCCACCGTCCCCCGGCTCGCGCGACATCCGAGAATCTGCGCGCGGATTTACGTGCAATCGATACGCGAGCGCTGGTAACGAAACTCGAAAAATTGACCCGCGCGATAATGGCCGGGAAAGCCAGTCCGCGCGATATCAGAGTGCACGGGGTTCTCGCGCGGGAGTTCAGGAACAGAGAGGTCCGTGATTTGGCAAGGAAAGCCAAGACGACGCACCGGGCCATCAGAGCTGCCGCGCGAACGATGAATGGGCCGCGCATCAACCTCGCGTCGTACGTCCGGACCATGAAAGGCAGGAACTACGTGGACCCGGACGAGGTCGCGACGGTTTTGAACGGGTACGGCGTCAACCTCGCGAACCAGCGCGGTCTCATCGCTGAATTCGGGACCAAGAAAGGCCGGGCGATCCACGGAGCTTACGATAAAGTCTCGCGGGAATTCCAGGCGGCCAGGAACCAGTTGCAGAAGAATATCGCGCGTCCCGGTATTCCAGCGCAGGCACATGTCGAGGAACTCGAGCGGCGTCACGGTATCTTATTCAAGAAGTAGGATGTACTCCAAGAAAGCTCCAGTTGACTTCGTACGCGATATCGAAGCGATCGGAGGCATCGTCCACCCCAGCGTCAGGTCCCTGGTCGCGCGCGGGGATATCGAGCAGAGGACGCCGGCGTGGTACGAGGCCCGGAGGAATCTTCTGACGGCCTCTGACGTCGCGAGCGTCCTCGGAATTCTACCGTTCAAGAGTTACGCTGGCGATATACGCGCGGACTGCCTCCAGAAAAAACTCGACAACTTACCGTTCTCAAACATATTCTGTCGACATGGCCAGAAATACGAGGACGAAGCCATCGAGAAGTATTGCGCGATGACGGGCGATAACGTCTTCGATTTCGGGCTGACGATTCATCAGACGGAAACGTGGCTGGGAGCGAGTCCTGACGGGGTCACGCTCGGGGGACGATTGATCGAAGTCAAATGCCCGATGGGAAGGAAGATCGTCCCGGGTCACCCGCCCCATCATTACTACCCTCAAATGCAAGTCCAAATGGAAGTTTTGGACTTTGATTCTGTCGTGTTCATCCAGTACCGTCCCGGCATATTGAACGACGACGGCAAAGCGTTCATGACCGTCGACGTGATCGAGCGGGACCGCGCGTGGTTCGAGCGTCATAAACCGGCGATGCACGCGTTCTGGAAAGAGTATACGAATCTCCTGGAAACTCACGTTCCCGCCCCGATCCCACCGCAACCCACATGTCTCGTGATCGACGCCTTGTACGACTAACGGACGGACGGTCAGTACCCGTAATTGCCGGTCCCGCCGTTGTTGCCGAAACTGTTCTTCGACGCCGGTTTCTTTTTCGAGACGTACCACGCGACCCCGGCCACGAGAACCAGGACGCCCGATACCGAGACGACGAGAGTCCAGGGCATCGTCCCGGGTTTTTTCTGGACGCGCGGCACCGGCGTCGTCGTCGCTGGCGGCCGGGTACTCTTGGGTTTCGGGGTCGCGGGAACGTACTTGCTGACGTTGGTGCTCACCGGGACCATGGCGTCCGATGGCAAAGTGTACCCGCCCGTTCCCGCAGACGCCACGTCCAGCTGGTCGGGATCGAAGAGGGCCTGGTCGCCGGGGTTGTTCGGGTTGTTCGGACGACGGAACGGCGGGCGCGGCCGGGGCGGTGGTCGGGTGGTCCGTGGGGGTCGTTTCTGCCTCAGGCACCCGGAATCGGCGATCCCTTTTTTATATTTATCCTCACAACACTTGTCAAACCATTTCGGGCCGAGCGACGCACACCCATCGCCAACGATCGGTGCACGGGTCGACATTTCATATTTGCCAACATTTAAATATTGCGGAATGCCACAATGAAATACTCGACAATCGCCCTGATCGCCGCACTCATCCTCGCGATCGTCGTGATATCCCGCCGTGCGAAGAAGGAACCGTACGCGGTGCCCGACCCGGAAAATTCAAATTCGGGGTATTTCGATAAGGGTTTGAACGCGACGTACGAGAACGCCCACCAGCTGTTCAGGACCGTCCTAAAGTACCGCAAAACCGATCAGGTCAAGACCATCCTCGTGATGTCGCAAATGAATCGGAAGTATATCACGGTCGCGCTGGAACTGCTGAAACCCAACACGTCGGAATCGTATCATAAAACCCTAAAAAGAAAGACCGTACACGTGTTGCTTTCGGCCCCGGCCGGCAAGGCGAACGTCCGTGATTTCTACGCGCGTCTCGGGCACGTGTTCAGGAACTCGACTTACAAGACGAATCTCGTGGGTGGCAGGAGTCGCACGGCCATCAAACTTGCGCGGAGCGATATGTAATGATTTCCACGGCGCGGCTGAAATATAATCGTATGAAATATACTATGAATTATACGCTCAAGTTCACGGTTCGCTTGACCCGCCCGAAGTCCAACGGGGCCATCGAAGTCTCGAGGATCACGCGGTTCTCGAGACGCATAGACGACGGCAAGAAAATCGAGCACGAAGCCTACCTCATGTACCACCCCGAACTCGAAATCCAGCCGTACGAAGTCACCTTCCTCTTTGACGGAGGCCGAGGACTCCAAGGAGTTCACTGAAACATATGCATAAAATAAACCCGGAAACGATGGACTCCACGTTATCCCGTGGACTCCGGGCCGCTTGGCTTCGCACGAGTTCGACGTCGCCCGTGGCCATCCCTTCGAAGTTTGCTGGGATGCGGAGTCCGATGCTCGAGATCCGCAACGAGATTTTCCAGAACGATACGTTCAGAAAAATGCACCTCGAGATCGCCGCGGGTCCAGAGGTCGGGATACTTCACAGCGTCGTCTTCCCGAGGCACGAGTACGATCTCCCCATCCTGGGCATCGATATCGTCACGCTTCGCGGCAAAGTGACCATGTGCATCGCGGATACGTCGCCGGTTACCGAGGATCTCACGCTCCCGACACCGTACCTGGCCGGCGTCCGTAGGCTTCAATCGGTGCACGGGCTTCACCAGTTGCCGCGGCGCGATATCCCGGAATGGGGCAAGCAGATATTCTCCGGGCTTGTCGTCATGCTGGATCACCCGGAATCTGTCGACAGTTTCGCGGACTACGCCCTGGCCCTAACGGCGTTTCACATGGATTACGCTTCACGCGCCAAACCCGACCATCGTGCCGAAATCCGGATCGCGGCGTGTCAGCTGCGGTACTGTACGCGGCAATTGTCCAACAATCGCACGCGAACGATGCTCGCCCGCGCATATTCCCCGGAAATCGCCGACGAGTACATGCAAACCATGATGTTTCCGTCCGTGTAATTACAATACGTCGAATCTCGCCTTGAGTTCGCGGATTTCCGCCGCGAGTTCTTTTATGCCTTCGACAAACAGCCCGGTCAGTGACGCGTACGCGACTCCCATCGTGCCGTCGTCCGGGTTGACGAAGACCGATTCGGGGAGCACCGCGAGGCAATCCTGTGCGATAAGACCGGCGCGGCGCGTGCTCGAATCCAGCATCCTGAACGTGTACCCGTTGAGCGCGTCGATTTTCTCGATCGCCGAGTCAATTCTGACGAGATCGGTTTTCTTACGCAAATCGGACAATCCGACGATATCCCCGGAAGCGTATATCGATCCTTCGACGTGCAGCATTGACGCCGGAGTCGTCGATGGAACGCCGATGATCGCGCCCACGCCCGCGACCCCGGTGAACGTCGCCAAATTCCCGGTGGCGTTCCCGTTGAACACCGGGGCCGTCAGGCTTGTCGCGAGGACCACGGTATTTGCGTTCACGGTATTCGCCGTCACTGTCCCCGAGAAAACGCCAGTGGCCCCAGCGACGTTCGCGTTCACCGTATTCGCCGTGACGATTGTCAAAAAACTTCCTCCCTCATTCGAGATCGACTTGGTCATCGTACGGTACCACGATATTAAAATATGGCAAGGAAGTCGTGACGAGAGCGCGCATTATTTATATATATACGTACCGTAAGAATGGCCCAGTTCATCACCGGCTCGAAAGGCGTGGATATCTTGCCTTCCGTTCCCGTATCGCTCCTGATCGACTCACGCGATCGCGACTACGCCAAGTACCCCACATCGCACACGTTTACCGTCAAGCTGCCCAAGACCTTCCGGAACATCGTCTCGGCCCGCCTCGTCACCGTGGAAATGCCGTCGTCGTACTACGTGTTCACGGCCGCGCGCGGAAACACCAGTATCACGCTGACCTGCGACGGAACCACGCTGACCGCGACGATCCCCGACGGCAATTACACGTCTTCGAGCATGGCCGCGGCCCTGCAGGCCTCGCTCGCTTCCGCGTTCTCGACCCCGTTCACGTGCACGGTCGACGCGATCACGCAACGTCTCTCGATCAGCGCCGCCGCAATCGCAAGTATCAGCGTCCTGACCACCAGCACGGGTCCGATGTCTGCGACTTGGGCTCTCGCGGGCTACCTGGGATTCGCGATGAACGTCGCGGCGTCCGGCATCACCGTGATCGCCCCGCGCATGATGAACACCAACCCCGAGAACTACATCCTGGTCGATATCCCCGAACTCGGGCGGATCCAGGAATCTGCCATGAACGGCGGAGGCGGTGCGGCGTCGACGGCCTGTTTCGCCAAGATCCCGCTGAACGTGCCCAGTTACAATATCGTGTACTATGACAAAGTGATCACGTGGAACGCCCTGACCCCGGCCATCTCGAAACTCGATAAGATCACGGTCAGTTACAGGTTCCACGACGGCACGCCGGTGGACCTCCAGTACATGGAAAACTCAATGACGCTAGAACTCACGGTCGTCAACGATACGCACGTAGTCTGATTATGGAGTATCCGCACTTCAAGCGGCGCATCGAGGTCATCGCGGCGCACCGGTGGCAGCAGATCGCGAAACCAATATCTCCCGAAGTCTCCGAGTACGCCGCGGGGATCGCTCTTGGAACCACGCCGTGCCCCGCGCCAGCCGACGCCGTCATGGACGCTATAGTGACCCGGATCGCGCGCCACGTCTCCGGGCCCAAACAGAAACGCGGGCCGATCACCAAGTTCTCCGGAGGGTACCGGAAAACCGATACGGAATAATATGTTTGTGTGGAGTATAGTATGCCCGCCGTGATCCGCCCCGGAATGTCCGATGGACGCATGACCAACTGGCGCTCGAACTGCGATATGGAGCTGGACCTCATGCGCAAGAACGGCATCGCGACCGAGACGGAGTACCGCCAAGCTCTCCAGAACAACCCCGGGACGTTCGACATCCAGGCCAAGGCCATGGACGCCGGTTTCGAGATGTACTTCGGCACCAGCATTTGCCCGTACGCCGCCGCCAAACAGACCTTCAAGCCGGCCTCGCTTCCCGCGCGCTGGAAGTAAACGGTTCATTTGAAATCGTACGGGACCCCCATGCAATCCAGGACGGTCTTCGCGGCAATTTGCTCGGCGGTTTTTTTCACGTAATCGAACCCCACGCCCACGATGCCGTTGACGAGTGTCGTGGACTTGCACCCGCCATTCTCGGTCCTTTCCGTGGCGTACCGGGGCAGAGGGATCTTGTGCCGATGACAGACCCGCATCAGCGTATCCTTGTAATTCGAATTGGTCTCGATCAACACGCGCATATCGACGTGATCCCGGATCAGCCGGAGGAAGAAATCCCGGGCGATCGCGAACCCGCAGTCGAGGTAGACGGCCCCGACAAGTGCCTCGAGCGTATCCTCCAGCGCCTTTTTCGAGACGTGGTACCCCGCTTCGAACTGGACGTTGCCGACGATAATATAGGACCCGAGCCCGAGTTTTCCCGCGAGATTCGCCAGCATATCGCTCCGCGTCAGCCTGGTCCGGATGATCGAGAGGAACCCTTCTTGCTCGGCGGGGTACGCGTCGAAAAGGAACTTGGCGGTGACGAAATTTATCACGGAATCGCCCAGGTACTCGAGACGTTCCTGGCTTTTCGAGCCCGTGACCGTCGCGCTTTCTTTCGTGGTCATGGCGTCGATATACTTGCCGGGAAACTCGAGAACCTTGAATCCAAGGACGTTCTCGAGTTTCTCGCGATCCAGGGTCTTTTCGGACACTGCAGACGTGCTTTTCTCGAGAGTTTTCCAGGACATACTCTCGTGTGCGTCGACCTGCCTTAAGATCTCGTCGTACCAAGTATTTTCGTAACCGCGGGTTCGAGGTTACAAAAAGTCAAATCGGTGTTCAAGGTGTTCAAGGTACTCATTTCTTCTCGAGCTGGTTTGAGATCCGGTAGAGGACCTTGGCCGTCTTATCGAGACTCGCCCGGATCCCCGCGAGCACGTCCGCCAGGGTCTCGCCGGTCTCGGAGGTCACGAACAATTGCGCGACCATCTGGAGAGGATCGAACCCGTCCATGTCGCCCATGTCGCCCATGTCGTCCTCACCGATGTCGCCGAAATCCCCGGTGTCGCCCATGTCCGCGTCGGTATCGGTATCGGCCTCGCTCGCGGGAAGAGGGTCCTCAATCTCGGGTGCCGGGGGTGCCGGGGGTGCATTGTGAGCTGGGGGTGCCTGGCGTGCCTGGTGTGCCATTGTGTGTATGCGATTCCCTGGATTTTATTTCTCGGTGTCAGACGCGCCTTTACCTGAACCTGCTGGCATCCTCGGGAACCAGGAGGTCCTCGGGGGCATAGTACCGCATTTTTTTTGGACGGCGTTTGAATTCCACAGACGGCACGGTCAATTCCTCGAGCACGTACTCATCCTCGCTCTCGTCGCGCACGTCGCCGGTGGGGTCTTCGGGGTATTCCGCGTCGTCGGGGTCTTCAGGATCTTCGGCGATTTCAGGGTCATCGGCTATATCAGGGTCTTCGACTTCAGGGTCTTCGACTTCAGGGTCTTCGACTTCGGGGTCATCGGGGTCTTCGACGGCCATGATGATAATTATGTTGCTTTACGATAGAATGGAGGCGCTCGCACTGGGTCTCGGCGTATCGTGCTCGTCGTGCGTGCTCGCGGTCGTCCTCGCGGTCGTTTTGATGATGGTGGTCGCGAAGAAAAATGGGACAACAACTCCGGTCGTCCCGGTCGTCCCGGTCGTCCCGTCTGGTCAACAGAGTCAACCGAGTCGACCCGGACCGCAGAAAGTCAGGTTGAGATCAGACGGGTTGTACCTGAACGCCACGGGACCCTGCGGGACCAAATGGATAGCCCTGGGCTCCGACGCCACACAGACCTGGTCGTTCGTCAGCGTCGCGGGAAAGACCGGGTACCTCCTCCAGAAACAGGGATGCGCCGAGGGCAAGAGCAGGTACCTCGGGTACAACACGGACGTGTCCGGGGCCGCGACGGGGTTCACGGATCTCGCCCTGAATATCGCCAGGACCCTCACCTTCCAGATCTGCAATTCGTCGGGCGTCCCGGATCCCAGCGCGAGAACGCGGGTCACGTTGCGACTCGAGAACACCAACCACTTCTTGCAACCCGGCGGCGCGGGATCCCTGAATCTCATGGCCACGGGGGTCGGCGGAGCCGTGCGGTTCGATATTCAATAATACCCGCCTTGACCCGTCATCTGGGTCATCTGCGTCATGCCCATCATGCCCATGCACACGCACATCGCACACGAGACCGCGAACGCCGATGCCACGTACTTGGAATTGTCGACTACCATCGTGCACGCGTCGTTGCCGTTGCACGGAACTTGTTTCTTGAAAACTGCGATTGCGGCACAGCACATGGCCAGGACCGCGAGACTCGAGAGGATCGGCGGAACGCCCTGGACGATCGACATATGTATACATTCCGCAGGATATAAATTCACATTTTAATGAGACTCGCGAGACTGCTGGTGCCGGGAATGCCAGGAATGCCAGGGACCAAGCCGGGGTTCGCGGGCTGGTTCATCAGGAAATCGATAGCTATCCCGATCAGTGCGACCATGACGATGATCGCGCCGAGTCCCCTGAGCCGGTTCTTATACAACAGAATTTCCGACATTTTCGACCGGTCGGTGCCGACGGTGAAATCGCCGAGGATCCCGACGATGGCCTCGCTCATATCGCTGACGATCTCGCTGATATTCGGCAAGCCGTACTTCAAACTGAAACTGTCGATCACGCTCCCGTTTGCGGCTCGCTGGATTTTCGCGTCCAAGTCCTTTTTCGCCTGCGCGGCTTTCTCGGCGTTCAGTCGGTCTTGCGCCGCGATGATATCCTTGCTGGACGCGAGCCCGTTGAAATTGATGATATCGAACGTATCGGTCCACGCGAGTCCGTCGATCTCCTGTGGGGTCGCGGGCGGCGCAGGAGTCGTCGCGGGCGGCAGGGAGGAGATAGGGGTCAGGCTGAGACTCGAGGGCGGCGGGGTCGTCGCCAGGACACTCGGCAGTGGTATCGTCGCCATTAACGTTGACGGGATATTAAAACGAGCGGGAATTCGCGGGTTTTCCTTAGGAAGAAACCCGGAATCCGTGTTCAGGGTCCGAAATAGACTGACTCGTCACTCTATTTGAGGCCTCAAACAGGTATTCCAGGTTTCTTTATCTCAAGTATTCAAACTAGAAGAAACCCGGAATATCCTTTTAGGGTCCGAAATAGACTGACTAGTCACTTTCTTGGAAATAGGCTTAGCTACCACACTGACTAGTGACTAGTACTTTTTTTTTATTTTATTTTGAGAAAGTTTGTATACGATTTCAGCTCAGCTCAGCTCTACTATAAGAGAGATTTCCAGAAAAAAAATAAAAAAAAAGTACTAGTCACTAGTCAGTGTGGTAGCTAAGCCTGTTTCGAGGAAAGTGACTAGTCACTCTATTTGAGGCCCCAAACGCGTATTCCGGGTTTCTTTTTGACGATTTCAGCTGGACGACAGGATATCAGTCGAGACCGGGAACCCGCGCGCAGTATGAATCACCCCCCGGATTCGTCCGAAGTTCTCTTCGCAAGTCTTCGGGAATTCTTCGAAGACCCAGCACATCTCGCGAGACTCACCGATCTCCTGAACGTTCACGACAAGAAATCCAAGGTCTCGCTCAGATTATTGGACTGGTTTGCGGTGAAATCGACGAAAATGAACGCGGTGGTCATCGGCGGGACGGACGTTCATTCGTGTTACAAGGCCCAACTCCGCGGATACAGTAAAATCTTGTTCGACGCGTTCAAGAGGGGACCCCGGAAAACCATGAAAGACGCCAGCGGCACAGAGTTCGAGACCACCACCGGCCAGCTGAATTTCATTCGGTGGGCGGCGAGGTCCGGAGTCCTCGAGTACTGCGAAACGCACGGCGTGGATCTCGAGGCACGCATGAAATCATCGACGATCGTCAAGAATCCCGCGCGGCGCCGTGTTGTCCGCCGGACAGTTCGCGAAACCGCGTAAACGAGTGTAATTACATATCTTCCATGAAAGCGTACTCTCGAGACTTTGGGATCACAGGAACCACGGGAACCGATGGAACCGATGGACGAGTGTCGGGCAGAAAACCGCGGAAACGCACTGCAAACCCGGACGAAGAGTACTGCGAACTGCGTTTCTTGGCCTGAGCGAAACACACAGACCACTGGTCGTGCACGTCGATCACCAATGGGTCCCCGGCGCCGCGGAGGATCCGACCGACCGTTTGTGTGATATCGCTCGCGGGAGTCAGCATGACCAGGGTGTTCAGGCGCGGGACGTCGAAGGCCTCGGACACCAACGCGAATGTCGAGACGATGATCCGGGAGTCTGGGGGGTCAGCTGCACGTTTGGCGCCGCCGATAAATAAGCCGGCGTCGCTCCCGAGCATCTCCGCGACGAGCTGGCATTGCGCGCGACGATGGCTGAGTACGAGGATCTGACGGTCGCGCGGGAGACCATGTATCAATTGGACGATCCGCGCGGTCCGTTCGGGGTCCTCTGAGACCTTGGTGATGATGCTCGGGTGATCGATTTGGCCAGCGCGGTTCGTGGGCGGTGGCTGGAGGTACGCTGGCGATTTGTACCGATAGACGTCGACTGTCGCGTGCCGCGTATCGGGCGTCTCGTCGTATACCAAACCGCCGAGCGCCCACTCCGCCAATCGCTCGAGGCCGTCTTTCCGAACGGGCGTCGCGGTCAACCCGAGCGTATACTTGCAATTGCGGATGGCCGTCGAGAACACCTTGGCGGGCGCGTGGTGGCACTCGTCGAAAATCAGCAGGCCCACACACGCCAAGTCCACGCGTCTCGATACGACAGACTGGATCATGCAAATCACGAAATCGCCAGACGTATCGACCGTGGATCCCTGGACTCTGGAAACTCGGGCGCCGGGAACAAATGTTTTGATTCGCGATATCCATTGGTCGGCGAGAAACGCCTTGTTGACCAGGATCGCGGTTTTGACGCCGAGGTCCACGGCGATCGACAAGGCGCACACTGTCTTCCCGCCACCGCACGGTAACGATAACAGGGCTCCCCCGGTCGCGCGGATCTGCTCGAGACTCCTTTTTACGGTATCGGCTTGTGCGCCCGCCCGCAAATTGCCGCTGAACCGCACCCGGTCATCGCAGAATACCGGGGGATTCACGCGCGTATCCTGAAAATCTCGCGACTCGAAAACGCCGCCTCGCTGCCGCCCCCAATGACCCGGAACGATGAACTTCTTCCCGTTCCCAGTTTCCTGGTAGACTTTGAAGCGGTACGGGTGCGGGACCGAGTGTGTGGCCTTCGCAGAAACCGTCAATTCCGCGCGGATTCTCGCGACGATATCCTGCGGCGGATCGAAGACCTCGATGCCGGCGTGCGTGATTTCGAGACGCATTATCGTACAGTTTGATTTAAATGTTGGAGAGATACACAATGCCGCCTCGAACTCGGACCTCTGCCGCCGCCGCAAGAAATGCCGCTGCTGCCAAATCTCGACGTGCAAAGCAGGCGACGATGTCGGCAATCATCCTCGCGAGTGTTCTGGGAGGCGCTGGGGCCATGCATTCGATGCGCTCCCGTGATCCTATGGCTCGTATGGATGCTGAAGTGCGTGCGGCAAATCGCGTGGCCTCACAGAGCTGCAGGTTCAACAAAAACTCCGGCGGGTGCCGTGCGATGAGGCAGGTGTTCGATCAGAAATTGGGCATCCATCTCAGAGCGCAGCAGTTTGTGCGCGAGCTCGGTATGTCTCCACAAAATGCCCGGAACGCCGCCACGCTCGAATCACTGCACCCGAAACACCAGTCTGTACAGAACGCGTACACGCACCTGAACGCTGCGCGCAAGGCGAACGACACCGCGAGGAGGGCCGAGCTGCGCGCGATCTACCTCCAATCACAGGCGCAATTGCAATTGCAGAGGCTGGAGAGGGCGGCGCGGAATGGGGAGGTTCATAAAAGGAGGGGTTCGATTGCAGGGAAGGCTGCCGGGCGCGTGCTGACGAAAGGCAGATAATATGAAATATATCCGGGCATTGCGGACGACTTCGCGGGATCGGCGTCGCATGCGAAGACTTCGGGAACGCTCGGAACGAGTGTGCGCGGAGTTCAAGGGACCCGTCCATCAGCCGTACAGGCTACGGATCGTCGGGGAATTCGGGGGCCCGGGGTGCGTCGTTATCGCGGGTACCACGTTCGTATCGTTCGCGAGACGCGCTGACGCCGCCGAGTACCTGGAAGCTTTCCCGTTCAACCTGGTTTCCGCGATCGATCCGTACACCGTCGTCTGCTACGAGTTCCCGCGGATGGTCCTGGGAAATCCCGTCAAGTATTTCGAGGAATTCGGGAGTATCGCGATGATCGAGACCTACGGGCAGACTGTCACGGTGACCTACGTGTCGACGGCCAGTCAACTCGCGTGTCTCCGGTACTCGCCGCCGGGTCTATGCGTCTCGGTCAACTACGTCGCCGACCAGGATATACATGTGCCGAAACCATGGTCTCCAGCGCGATTGGTATATTAAATATTGGCGTCACCTAACGAGATGGACTGGATCGCGGATATCAGGAAAGCGCCGATCGCCGAGTCCAGCAAAAAGCAGTACGTCGATAACCTGAAGACACTCGTCAAGCTCATGGACAACGCGAGTCTCGCGGAACTCGTCTCCCAGCCGAACCGCGTCATCCCGGCAATCGCTAAACGGTACGAAAGCCCACACACACGCAAATCGATGGTATCCGCCATCAAAGCCTTACTGAAACACGTCCCGGGACTCAAGGTCAAGTACGCGGCCGCGGCCGAGACCTACCACCAAGCATTCAAAGAAGTTGACCAAAAAATATTCGACGATACGGCCAGCTGCGTTCCGTCCGGGCGCGAGACGGCGGGCTGGGTCAAGTGGGATGATATTCGCGCGAAGCAACAGAGTCTCGAGCGCCTCGAATACGCCAGTCCAGATCATCTTCTCTTGAGCATGTACACTTTAATCGAGCCGGCCCGATCCGATTATGGCCACGTGAAAATCGTCGAGAGTATCCAGGAAACCAGCGCGCCCGACCAGAATTTCCTCGTTCTCCCTCGAAACGGCGCGATGAAAGCGGTTCTCGTCCTGAAATTGTATAAGACGCGCGGCAGGTACGGGACATTCAAACGCGAATTCCCAGAAAATCTTGTTAGGATCATTCGTCAGAGTCTTGCCAATACGCCGCGCGAGTACCTTTTCGTCGATATATCGGGCGACCCATACGATAACAAAAACTCGTTCACGAAACACGCGAATCGAGCCTTTCACAGGATATTCGGGCGCGGATTATCGATCAGTCTCGTTCGTCATTCATTCATTTCCGCCCTGGATTTCAACCAATCGACGCCCGCCGAGCTCATCCAGCACTCAAAATATATGATGCATTCGATCGGCATGCAGCAATTATATCGCAGGAAAGTCCCCGATACCGGGTCCTCGGCCACGACCCCGAAACCCGCCAGAAGCTCGATGATGTTCCCCGCCTCGTCAAGCCCGAAACCGGCGAGTCCCCCGAAACCCTCGGGATCCTGGGCCTCAGGGTCGTCGTCCGATTCTGACGAAGGGTACCGGGTTTACCTGGTGTGACCCGGGTGAACAGTTTAATATCTGGCCAAATGTATGGACAAGAAACTCTTCGAGGATATTCATACAATGATAACGAGTCCCGATTGTGGCGTTCCGGTCTCGCGGTACGTCCTCTCTTCGCTCGAGAAAGGAACGATTTCCAAGCAATCGCTGCGGCGCATCCTCCCCGATCTACGGTCGGCCGGGTGCGGGCAGGCCTCGACGATCGATCCACGAATCGATCCTAAAGATTCGACGCGTTTATCGTCCATTCCAGCAATGCATTTCACGGTTCTCCGTGTATCCAATGACCACGATAACGCATTCTCGGCAATCGCTCAGGGAGTGTACGCCATGAAATACCATAAATTGATATCGAACGAAGCTTTGTTACGCGGCGCAATCAGGAATCTTCGGAAAGAGTGCGCGACATCCATGCTCGATGGCCAAATGCGGAAAATATACACGACTGCCGCACAGACTATGCCTCTTGCGATGTTCGACAAGTACATCGAGACGTTCCTGGCTGTTGGCGGATACAAGGGCACCTTCACCCCGGAAAAATACGTGATTGAAATCCAGAAAAACGCCCGTGGATCCTACCCAGAATTCGCCGTCATGGCACACTCGAAATTACTGAAAATGGAAATTCACGTGTACCGTAGAACCACGAACCGCGACGGGAAAAAAACGTTCAAATACGTGACGCGCTTCCAGGGCAAACCGACATCGAGAACGCGCATCCACGTCCTTCGTCTCCTCCAGACCGGCGATCATTACGACGTACTTCTGCCGCGCGGCCACGGCTTGGCGAATATATGGAAACGAATCGACGAGCGCTTTTACGGTAAACGAACCTTATCGATGCTCGGAAACGCCGACGATGCGCGCAAACATCTTCTGAACTCCTCGGACGCGACGGCTCATGCGAACGCACCGGAAATCCTGCCGAGCCGCCGGAACGTAAATTCCGAATCGGCCAGGCGACGGCAATTCGAGCGATTCAACGAAAATGATACCCAGAATCGTCAGGATAGCCGACAGAATAGGATTTCGCCAAACGTCCGGATTCCGAGACTTCCCCAAAACCCGAACAGGAGCACCCCGAGCCGGACCCCAAACAGGAGCCGGAGCCGCAATGGGAACAATAATCAGAACGGTAACGAGAGCGAATACGAGAACGCGAACTCAAACGTGAACTCCCGCGGGTCTCGCTGAGGAAAACGCTACGATGTAAGTGTCGGTATGTTAAGGGACCCTGTCACCTCATAATGACAAGAAATGGACCCGGACCCGGACCCACTCGACGCCCGGATCACCGTGACGAAATTCAATTATATCGGCAAATCGTGCGATTTCACCAATTGTGGGTTCGAAGTCGATCGATCACTTCGAGTGTTCAAGAACAACAAACGGGTCACGGTTTACGAGAGCGGACGGGTCAATCTGTACCACGCCGGCATCCAGAAAAGGGTGTCCCCGTTACGCCTGTACTTATCGACCGCAACGCCAAAGGAACCGCATATCGAGATCGCCAGCGGGATCCGGGTAATCAACTACAATTTACCTAAAACCGACGCTTTCCGGTACGCCTACGAGACTCTCGCGGATCGAACTGCACTAAAAAATGAGCTCCGGCGCGAACTCGAGAAGCTGGACGGTACCAAGGTTGTCGTCGCAATGTACAAAAATGAGAAACCGTATTCGCGATACGAAGTGGTCGTTAAAACGGGAATTGTCCGCGATAAAAAGACCAAGAAACCGATGAGCGTCACGAACGGCCAAATCGGGTTGACCGACGACTTGGGCAAATATACGACAGTCTCCGTGCACGTCATGTACATGTGGTCAGTTCACGCGAAGAAACGCTTGACGGGTCAAACTCAAGTAGACCATATCGACGGAAACCACAAGAACAATTCGCCCGATAATCTCCGCTGGGCATCGCCGTCGGAGAACATGAATTATAAATTCAGGCCGACGAAACCGCTAAAGAAATTCCCCAAATATCGCGGCGAGTTATCGGTCCTGAAAAGGTTCGAGGATACTGATCTGTATTTTGGGGAGGTCGACGGAAAGTTCGCGATCGTCGGTCCCAAACTGAAAACCCGGCGCAAGGGCGATTTCAGCCTGGATAAGAAAGGGTACCCTTTGATGAGTATTCGAGGAAAACCGGCCAAAGTCCACCGGGCCGTCGCGTACGTTTACGGTAAAATATCGAAATCTGAGTACTACGACGCGGTCGGCACAGGTATCGTCGTCATGCATCTGAACGACAAGAAACCCGATTTCAAGCCCGATAATCTCGCGCGCGGGACCTCGCCAGAGAACAATATGGCGCGGCACGACAACCCCGAGACGACGCTCCGGAAACGCGTGCGGCAGCTCGACAGCAATCGGATTTCCGTGGCGGAATTCGAGAGTCAAAAAGCCGCTTACGAATCTGTCGGTGGAAATCAGTCAAGTATGAGCGACGCGATCCGCGATAATAAATTATACGAGGGATATTTTTGGGAATATGTATAATGATCATCATAACGAGCGATTCGGTGCGCTTCGAAGTCTCCGAGGACTTCGTGGATAAATGTTCGGTTCTCCGGAATTTCGCGGAAGATATCGACGATGACGACCCGGTACCGCTGCCGATAGTATCCGGCCAAATATTCGAGAATATCGTCAGATTTTACAAAGACGGCAATAACGCGGTCGAATCGACGAGTCCGCAAAAGACCGTGGAAATAATGTGCGCGGCAGATTACCTCGGCGCCGTCGATTTGATAGCGTTTTGTGCGAAGAAACTGGCGAGGCTTTTCGACCGAGGTTTCACGCGTCCCGAGTTGCGGGATATGCTCGGAATTGTGAGTGATTTCACGGCAGTCGAGGAAATTGAGATCGAGAAGGAACTCGCCTGGACCTTGGATTTGAAATCTGGGTACATGTAAGCGGCAGATTTCAAGCTGTCGATCTGGCGCCGATTTTTATCCCTGCGCATGATACATGGCGTCGACACCGTCACTGTTCGAACCGGGGATGACCAAATATCACACGTACGGGCTGATCGTTCCCCTCCTGGCCAGCATTGCGCCCTTCGCGTACCACCATTTTCTCCCGTCGTTCAGCGACTACCATCACCTCGTTCGCTGCTTCGCGTACGGCATCGTGACGACCGCCCTGGCATACATGCTCTTCAAGACCCCCATGTTCAGGGAGGAACGATACGTCGCGCACAAGGCTGTACTGCTCGGCCTTCTCGTGTCCGAACTGACGGTGTTCCACTCACCGCCAAAGATCCCGTCCATCGTCATGATCACGTTTTTCCTGTTCATGTACTACATGGGCGTTGCCGCCGACAACGCGGGCGACTACGGTGGCGACTACAACGCGCCGCACCCACACTGAATCGACTCGAGAAATGCGTGGTTCTCGGTTCGCTCGCTTTGCGTTGACCCGGTGACTCGGCGACCCGGTGACCCGGTGACCCGTTTCACAGATGGCCGACATTTCAGAGATGGTTTGCGCGGGAAATACATAAGCTGAGGGATCGCGGTTTTCGCATAAACAATTCACCCAGTCCATTCAAGAGCCCGTTTGCGATCCGTTTGCGAGCCTTTGTGAGTCGTCGATCGAGATGGCGTCCATGTTTCCCGCGAAGTACGCCTTCGACGTGATCAAACGCAAGCCCGGCCGGGTTGGCGCCAACGTTCCTCTCGACGAGCGTTTCGTTATCAAGGAATCGTTCGGGTTCTGGGACAATCACGGCATATCCGAAATCATATTGGCCGATCTCTCAGGGACAATCCTGGAGATGGCGGCGGCCATGCGCGGACACGATTTCAGTAACCCGGCGAAGTACGTGATATCGGCCATCACGCTGGATTCCACGCTGACTCCGCACGCGACGTACCTCGATCTCTTCCGCCCCAGCAACGCGAACGCGGGACACAAGCTTTGCCGCTCGGTCGACGCTTTGAAGAACCTGTCGAAAATCACTTTTGACAAGGTCGACTCAAAGGATGCCGGGAACCTCGAACTGGGTCTGATCATGTCGACTTTCGAGGCTTTTGACGTCATATTCCTCGTACCCAATGGCCTGGTCCTCCCGCATCTCACACACCATCTGAACCTGGCGGGCGGCGGCGATCGGGACTGGGGTCTCGAGCTGCGCTTATGCGACGCACACAACTTCAAGTCGGCACCGCAGATCACCGACGACGCTTTCAAGATCATGTTCCCTGGCGTCCCGATCGATCGAACTTTACAAGCCATTATTAATCCCGCCCAAGCCTTCCCCACTTTTGATATTTGAATCGTAACTGTAAAATTATTTTCAGTTACACTGTGAGTTTGAAAACAAGAGCCTTGGTCAGTTTCTTCAGATTCTTGCGTTTCGTATAATCCGTCGCGCGCTCGTAGGTCGTCCTGAAAAAATAAATGAACGCCGATTCGTCGAACTTCATGCCGCCATCGACCAGACCCGCGCGAACGAGCTTGCGAACGGAGTCCATCGTCAACTGCTTGCGCACGACTCCACCGAGGTACGCGACGTCCCGGTCACCCTGGTCGCCCGTGTCGTCTGTGTCAGGGTCGTCAGGGTCCGCAGGGATCGCAGGGACCGCAGGGATCGCCGCCCATTCCGCCGCGGCCATGGCCGACTCGTGCATGTTGAGCAGGTACCTCGCCGCCGCCTCAGCTTGCTCGGCTTGCTCAGCTTGCGCAGCTTTCTCAGCCTGCTCAGCTCGCTCGCGGGACCGTTTCCCCACAGCCTTGGCCACGCCCTCGGACGCGACGTTGGGTTCCCGGGGCTCGCGGCGTTTCAGGTATTTCTGGATGGTCTCCGTGAGCGCGCCGGTGTCGTCGACCACCCGCAAACTGGTCTTCCAATTCTTGGCCCGCAGTCTCCCGCCCAGTATCTCGAACTCTGCACACAGACACGAAAGCACGGGGTGAGTCGAATGAGTCGAATGCGTAGAACGAATCGAACGAGTCGAATGCGGTGGCAACGGACCTCCCGGGGATATGAAGCCGGCCTGGTTGTCGACGAGCACCTTGGTGTTCAACAGATCGAGGATACCCCGCATCGCGCCGCAGCCCACGCGCACGGTATCCAGCCTGCGTGCACGACCATGGAGATCATGGAACATGAGACGGTGATTGACGGGTCACGGCGATCACAGCAGCAGCGCACCTGGGACGTCTGGCCGGGACGGGACCGAAGAAGGCCTGGGAGGGACCGATGGGACCGGGATCGGTGGCGTCGTCGGTCTGCGTCTCCTCATCGTCAACGGCGGCAGCGAGGCACGCGACGCAGCGACAGGCTCCGGGGAACTCCTCAGCCCACCGGTCGCTGTACTTGAAGGTGAGCTGGTGACCGTGCGGGATATCGTCCTTGGCGTAAATCCCAACGACCGGTCTGCCCAGACGCACCATATGCTCTGCGACGCAGTTGGGATCACACGAATGGTTGATATACCGCGCGCTGGTGGGGTGGTCGTGTGCCTCGGCGTCGATCCATAATTCCCCGGAATTGTGCATCAGGTAAGCGCTCTTGGACGCGGCTCGCTCCTCGTCCGTGATGATCTTGCCAAGGTATTCGACGACGAATTGGCCAGCCTGGATATCGTCGGCGCACACCAATCCCTTGCCGGTTCCGGGGAAGTCTCTCACGTAAAGGCGCGTGTTGTTGACGAAGCTGTTGGTGCACGAGGAGCCGGCGGGGCAGTTGACGCACACCGTTCCGCTGCTGCGGTTGATGCAGGGGAAGTCACACGATCCCCCGGGCTCGCAGGTGCACATGTCAGGCTCGGGGTCCACGGGAAACCCGGCCAATAACTCGGGTCTCCAGAAGTTGCAGTCGGGGGTCCCCATTTCCTGCGGGCGGCACGGCACGGCACGGCACGGCGTCAGAAAATGCACCGGTGTCACCAGGGAAAGCGGTCAAGCACCCCGGGTATTTCGCTGATCTCACGGTTTAATTTGGGGCTTGGGTCTGGCTGGGCCTGGGGCGAGCGCGCGTTTGCTGCGGTGGATGTATAAAGATAAAATAAATATGGTGTGTGGATGCGCGGCAAGGTGGTTTACACGCGCGCAAAGAACTCGGGAATTTATCGCCGTTATTAACGAACACGAATTATATAGAATGCCGCGGGTCCCGGGCATCGGATATTTCAGAGCTCCTCACACATATTTGGCGGGAAATCCGCGGTGAATTAGAAACAGCAGAAACATGGATTTCTGGTGATAAATTATACAAATTACAGTGTCGCATATATCACGCAGCGAGTACCGCCCAGGTCAGCGACGATTCGTCCCATGCCCTCTGCGCGTCGTCGTCCGGTCGAGGGGTCGGCGGCGTCCATACCCAGGCGTCGTCGTCGAATGTCCAGCTCGGGAAGGGTCGTGCCGGCCTGAAGTTATCGTGTAGAGGCATGTACTCGAACCCTTTCCCGGCGTATACCTTGCCGGGCACATCGGTCCACGTCGGCACCCACCGGCCGCCGAGATTCTCGGTCGCCCACTGGATATCATCACACACGATTCCGCGAAGCACGGTATTAACGGGATCGAGCTCGACGAGGTACTGGAACGAGAGCGGAGTCTCCATACCAGTCGTGATATAATAATATTCGTGCGAAATCACTGGTAAATGTAGCGCAGAACCACAATTCCCGCCGATCCCGCGCCGCCATTGGCCCCATTGCCCGATGACGCCCCGCCGCCGCCGCCCCCGGACCCGTACCCCGTCGCCGCGACTCCTACCGTCGTGCTCTTTGATCCATTGCCCCCGCCGCCGGTCCCACCCGTGCCGCCAACGTACGTCGACCCCGATCCACCACCGCCGCCGCCAGCGTACGTGACCGCCGCGCCGCTGATCGAGCTCGTGTACCCAGCCGCACCGTTTCCTCCCCGTGTGGCCGCGAGAGAACCCCCGCCCGCCGCAGTGTACGACCCTCCACCGCTGCCCAGAGCCGTCGTCCCGTCTCCATTGATACCCAATCCTCCATCATTTCCCTGTCCCGCCGTCCCAGTTCCCGGCGTCCCGGTCGCCCGCGTCCCGCCACCACCCGATCCACCGTCCTTGCCGCGCCCACTGACCGCCGAGACCAAATAGTCCATGGACCCGCCCCCGCCGCCTCCGACCGCCGTAAACGCCGAGAACACCGACGGTGACCCGCTGACCGCCGGAACCGCACCCGAGTTCACGCCCCCCGCCCCCAGCGCGCCGACCGTCACCGAGTACGCCTGCACCGCCGACGTCATCGTGCCGAAGAGGACGCCGCCGGCTCCTCCGCCTCCGCCCGCCGTAACGCCCCCGCCCCCGCCCCCGGCAATTACCAGGTACTCGACAGATCCGCCGTTGGCTGTCACTGTGAAGGTCCCACTGCTCGTGAATGTGTGAATCCTGTAATTGCCCGAGGTCGTCACGGTCCCACCAGACGCCACGAGAATCGACATGGTCGCGGTCAGGCTGAACGTCCGGAGAGATTTCTGGAGTTCGAGATCGATGGCCTGAATGGTAAACCCGTACGTATCGGTGCCGGCAATGTTCGCGGTGATATTGCCCGTCAGGACGCCCGTGCTCGCGTTCAGGGTCACCCCGGTCGGCAAAGCGCTCGTGTTGCCGTAGGTGATCGTCGAGTCGCTGGTGGCCACCAGGGTCCTGGAAAAGGCGACATTCTTGACCACGTTTGCCAGGAGCGCCGCGGTCGTCCAGCTGGCCGGGATGGAGTATTTCAGGGCGTTCTGCAGGACCGCGACGGCGTTATTGTGATACATCCATGCGGCATACGTTCCGCTCGCGAGCGCCGGCACCTGGCACAAATACTTCGAGCTCGATATATATGTCGACGAGGTCGCGGAGTTCATGCCGAACCCGAGCGCCGCGATGTTGCCGAAAAGCACGGTCGCTGGCGTATTGGTGAACCCGGACCCGTTGATCACGACGTACCCCCCGCCCGTCGTATCGACCGCGAGTTCCGTTTGCACGACCCCGGCGTTGTCGGAGACTCTGACGTTCGAGACCGCTAATGGAGTCGCGAGACCCGTCAATAGCGAGCCGTTGCCCAGAATGTACCCTCCCGCGGAAAGGTTCCCGCTGACGCTCACGTTCCCTGCCAACGCATCGATGCTGAGCTGAAGCGACGTGGCGTTCGCGCTGAGGTTTGCGAGTGACACTGCCATACTAGATCGAGGATATTAAAGGCGCGTGCGTTCAACGAGGTACTCCGCGGCGATTTTCCCATGCGAATCGACGATCCCAGGGTCCGCGCCGGCTCGCAGCAGCATCAGGTAGATATCGGCGTGCCCCGCAATCGCGGCTACATGCATCGCGGTCCGTCCCTGGTCGTTGCGATGGTTCAGGAAGACCGCGGCTCTGACTTCGGGGGTGCTCGAAGCCTTGAGCCAGGAACTGCGCGTCATGACGGTCATTTGAGAATGCGGAAATCTACACGAGTCGTTGAATTTCGCCTTGAAGCCCGCGAGTATTTGGCGGGAAATCCACGGCCCAGAACCAAATAATAAAACTCCTGGACCCCTGACGCGGCGCATTAAATATTATATTATATTCATTCATCAGATCAGATTAATTTTTAGGGATGGTGGGTGATGGAGTCCTGGCGCGTGCATCGCGGGTTCAATTATTATTACTGTTTCTGAGTCTGCCGCTTTGATGCACCGCAGGAACCAATGATGCTGGTGCGGAATAAAGTCTCTGGCATCGCGGTGCGTGTTTTCTCCAGAGAGTCCCTCCCGCAGCGGTTCATGCTGATTTGTCACGGGCATTTCGCGTGGACCATCCCTGCCAGCGGACCGCGTGATGCACAACGTCTCCCGGTCTGGGATACATTTATCGCGGGCACGGATACGGTGCGGGTCATCGCCGGCTCTAAATGCCCGCGCGTGACGGATCTGATCCATCATTTCGACGAGCGGCCCGATGACTGGGCGGCGGTCGCTGGGCTCAGTGGAGCGGCGCGGTGCGAGTGGACCACGGTGCAGGACACCAGGAGTCAGGGCGGGGTATACTGTCGTCTGGAGAGTCTTGCGGTGACAGACCCGGGCGACGAGGATATTTTCGCGGCTGCCCTGGACGCCTTCCTCACCGGATTTCCCCCGGCCGGAACGGTGCCGCAGAAAACCCCCCTGGACCCCCTGGCGGCCTGGGAGACGGACGTGTACAGCAGACCTGGCGGCCCCGTCGACGGACTCGTGCCGCTCGTGCCATTGGACGCCGGGACGCGTGAAGCCCTGAGGCCTGTCCTGGACGCCCGGGCCTTTGTGGAGCGCTGGGATCACCGGGGCATCGTGGTCAATAGCGGGACGGGGGTCGAGGCTGGCGAGTGTCGCAGACTCGGCGAGCGCGTGGAGTTCCTGGAACGGGTGCTGGAGTTCACGCGGCCCTTTGTCACCGACCACCGCCACCGGTTCTTCGCTGTCGTCCTGGCGTCGTTGTCCGGGCTGGGAGTCGACGACTATGACCACGCCGGGATCCACGCACTGTATTTCGGGCTGGGCGGCAGGGAGCGCGCCATGGCCATCGAGGCGTACAGGGCATGTTTTTCGTCGATCGAGGCGCCAGTGAACACGATCGTTCGCGGCGCCTTCGAGCATCTCGGTCTCGGCCTCGTCCTTGCGCCCAACGTTCTGGTCACGACCTCGCACGTCCGGCACCTCATGGAGCTCGCCGACGTCTCCGAGGGATCGCCCGCCGCATCCCTATTGCTCCGTGAGTGGGACGCACACTTTGATCGCGCCGTGCACGCTCGGGATACCATGGCGGCGGTCGCGCTGAAACGGATGCTGGTGCGCGCGTTTCCCCCCGAGAACGCGATGGCCTGGGCGGTCTTCTGTGTGTTGCGCGATATGATCGATTGCCGAGCGGTCACGTGGCACACTATGTAACGAAAGCTGAAATTACATACTTGGGAACATCAGTACACGCAGATTCGATGGATCTCCCTGACCACGTCGCGGGTCAGCTCGCGCGCCGAGGAGTGCACGGCGTAGTCGATAAACTTCACGCAGACGTTCCCGAACGCGGTATCGAAGGTCTCGTCGGCAACGGACATACCCGCCGAACGGAGTGCCGCCTTGATCATGTGCGAGATGTTGGAATTGACCGCGGCGGTGGCCGAAGACGCGATGACGCCGGCTTCGGTGGTAGGCGCCGGGAAGTCCGGAAATACCGGGTCTTCGGGAAGGTCACCGGGGCCCGGGAACCCGATGATCCCGATATCGGCCGCGGAGAAGGGATCGAATGTATCCCACGGGGCGTCATGATACATCTGATCGACTCCGGAAATGCGGAAAAGGTCCTCGAAGTTCATTTCATGAACTCCGGGTCCGGAGACGTCATACTCGAGGCGGGGAAGCGGCATAGTATGCGTGGAACGAATTCTGTATATGAAGAATAGAAAACCCTGCAGCTCCTTGCAGTACCGTGGTCTAGCAAGTCGATGCATAGAAGATATGGAATTTCCCGCCATTTCTTGTTCATCATATTCTCTTTTACAGAACATGCGGGATACACAACGCATATTTTTGATTTTTGGTTTGTTGCACCGGCAATAAATATCCGGTGAGTTTCGCTGTTTTTGCGGGCCCGCTGCCATGGTCTAAATATTTCAGTCAGACCGATGCTCGCGAGTGCTTGGAGTGCGCCGCGGCCCGTTCACCCGTTCTTTTAATTCATTGATTTACAGGAAAAATAACGGGATGATGCTCGCGCTCGGCCCAGACCACATGTGAGTTTTGCGCGCACTGCCCAGCGCCGCTCATCACCGCTCAATACCGCCCAGCGCCGCCGGCACCGCTCAATACCGCTCAATACCGCTCAGCACGCTCAGCACGCTCAGCACGCTCAGCGCCGGCTTCCAGACTCACGTGTGACTCGCGCATACATACAGGGCGATTCAGAAGTATTTCACCGGTCCGCATGTCTGGGAGCCCCCCGTGTGAGTTCTGCCGCTGCCGCTGCGCTGGATACCTGCCCTCACCAGAGTCTCACGCGCGTCTCGTGTACACCGCAGGACGCCGCACAAGGAGTTCCCCGGTTTGTGCGCCACAGACCCCTCCGCGTGAGTTTCCATGTACCCTCACCGCTCAGCGCCGCTCAGCACCGCTCAGCACCGCTCAGCGCCGCCCCGCACCGCTCAGCACCGCTCAGCACCTCGCAGCACCGCTCACGAAATCATTACCTTATATGCAGGTGCGAGGGCTACGAGATCTCCTCGATGACCAAAACCATCCAGGATACCCTGGCCGAGATCGATGGCGCGGCGGTGGATGCGAGCGGCGGCAGCAAGAAGACAACATCTGGCGATATCTCCGGGTCTGCCGACGTGTCCAGCGGCGACGACGGCAAGTCTGGCGACGACAATGACAACAACGACGACGACACCAATGACAATGACAAGTCTGGGGATGGCGGGGCGGGTGAGTCGGGTGTGTCGGGCGAGTCGGGCGAGTCGTGCGTTTCGTATATGCCCAGACGAGTCGTGTGTGCTCGAATGCCGGTTGAGACTCGTTCTCCTTTTGCATCGCAGATGACGACGACGACCGCCAGGGAACTGGAGGTACGGTGTCCGCGATCTTCAGGCACCGGAACCGAGCGCTCACTGGCCGTAATTGTCATTTTTCGTTGCAGATGACGAGTTCACGAAGCGCCAGGTCTCGCACCCCGACCAGATGCGCAAGGTATGGTGCGGCAAGGTCCTCGGCGTGATCGACCTGCACCACCCCAACATGGTGAAGGTCGACGGGACCGGCGAGCTCGTCAACCCCAACGGTAACCCGTGTGCAGTGCCACGTCGATGCTCACGCTGTCGCACGCTGCCGCACTCGACTCACGCTGCCTCACGCTGCCGCAGAGTTCGAGCGCCGGGGCGGGATGGCGAGCAACAAGAAGTGGAAGATCTCCATCAAGACCAAGGACGACATGGAGGGGAGGGTGGAAGCCCCCATCGAGAAGTACCTGCTGAGCTCCGGCACCAAGAAACGAGGCGCTGGGGCGGCGACCCCCAAGATCGACCCCAAAGGCAAGTCGGCCGCGATCGCTCTCACCCCGCTCGTCCCAATGATGGATAGGGGCGAGAAAGCCCGTGGGAAGGCCGTGAAGCCCGTCGAGAAGCCCGTCGTGAAGCCCGTCGAGAAGGCCAAGAAGACTGTCGAGAAGCCCAAGAAGCCCAAGAAGCCTGTGGACGTCGTGAAGCCTGTATTGTCCCTGGAAGACGTGATTCGGGCCGCGGCGCGTGAGGCGATGGCCGAGATCGAGAAGGAACGCGACTGTCTCATGGAGAATATATGGGATGCCATCGAGCCCTCGTTCAGGGACCGCGAGACCTTCGAAAAGAGCTTCAGGGAGCATTACAAGGAGGGCATCGACTACGCCATCGACACCTGGGCTGCGACGGGCGAGCTGACCAAGGCCATCGTCGGGGACCTCGCGCGCACGCCCAAGAAGAAGAAGGCTCGCAATGCCTGATACAATTATAATACCCGCAGCTGCCTCGCCATTTGCCCGCAGCTGCATCTCGTCACTGACTTGTCTGACCTGCACGACTTCAAATTCTCGTCACCTGGTACTTTGTCCACCATGTGAGATCGATTACATCAGCAACGGGAAATACGCACCCTCGAAACGATAATTTCCACGATTTTGACGTCCGACCAGTCCACCACACAGGCCTCCTCGCCATTCGCAAGCATGCAGCACGCGTGTGCAGGGCTCGCACCGTCCGGGTCTACCGGGTCTGCCACGTGGTGCCCCGATCCAGTTGGTGAGGATGCCAGTATGTGCATCGTACACTCGCAGCTCTCGTGAGTCGAGGAGTGCATATCGTCGGTGGGGCGTCGCAGGAAAACCTTCACGCACTCGTCCACGTACTTGACGCCCACCGCCCACGCACCGCCAATGACAAACTCCTGATCGACGATATCCTCGCTTGGCGTCATGACAATCGGATGGTCGAACGTGAGGTACGCGGACTCCCGCCGGTTCTTGCACAGGATGGCCGCCAGCGTCAATGCGTCCAGACGGTTGGCGCGGGAAATTACTGGGGATCAATGAAACCGTTTGGGGTGCGGGGCTCACAACAGTTGAAGAAAGTGTCATAGTTTCTTCCAGGATGCTATGAATGCACATGGTGCGTTTCAGTCCCAGTATTATTATCTAGTGGTATAATACACGCATGTATGTCCCACTTCGAACGGCCGCGAAGCACTACAGCGTCTCGAAGCAAACCATCTCCATCTGGGCGGACAAGGGAGACCTCGAGTTCATCACCCTGCCCAGTGGCCAGCGACGATTCCGGGTCAGGGGGGACGGAAACACCGACG